ACAGGGGGCAGGCGGTTTAGTCAGTGCTACCTCGAAATGGCCAGAAAGGCGGGAAAGTCAGAGTTTGCGGCGGGTATCCAGATTTACACGGGATTCTTTGAAGGTGAAGAAGGCGCACAGGTTTATACAGCGGCAACGACGCGGGAGCAAGCGAATATGGTTTTCCGGGCGGTAAAGAAAATGTGCCGCTACCTGAAAAAGGATTCAAAGGGGCTGAATGGGAAAATTGACGTCATGGCAAACAGCGTTGTTTTTCACCCGACGGACTCGTTTATTCAAAAGGTCAGCGCCGATGCCGGAACGCTTGACGGATTGAACCCACATAACGCGACCGTAGATGAATACCATGCCCACAAAAACGACGAAATCAAAGGCGTAATGCAGACGGGCATGGGTAGCCGGGAAAACCCACTTTTGGTGATAATCACAACGGCAGGCTTTGACAAAGAGGCGCCTTGTTTCCGGGTTGAAAGGGCAAACGCCGTGCAAGTGCTGAAAGGACAGCGAACGCAGGATAATTTGTTTGCGGTTATTTTTACCCTTGATGAAGGCGATAACTGGCATGACGAAAAGGTATGGAAAAAGGCAAACCCGAATTTAGGCAGTACGCCAACCGTTCAGTATTTGCGCGATCAGGTTAAAGACGCCATGAACAAAGGCGCGTCAACGCGGGTGCAAGTCCTGACTAAAAATTTTAATATCTGGATGGACGCGCCTAAAGTGTGGATACCGGAGGAGCAAATCAAAGCAGTATGCAGGCCGATTGACATTTCGGAATTTTACGACAGGGACATTTATTTGGGCCTTGACCTTTCCGCCACTACCGACCTGACCGCACTTGCCCTGTTTATTCCCGGAGATGAAAACCAGCCCGCACGGCTAAAAGTGCTGTATTGGCTGCCTGAAAACACGGTAGAAAAAAGAAACGATGTAGCGCCTTACCGGGAATGGAGCGAGCAGGGGCATATCAACTTGACGGCGGGCAATGTGGTTGACTATTCCGCAATCAAAGCAACGATTTATGACCTGCAACAAAAGGCGCGGATAATCGGGGTTGGGTACGATCAGTGGAACGCATACGAAACGACGGCGGAACTTTCGGGGAACGATATAAACATGGAAAAGGTGTTGCCGCATTTTGGATGGCAAAGCAACCCGACCAAACGTCTGGAAATGATGGTCGTAAACGGGGAGATTGAAATAGACAGTAACCCCGTTCTACTCTGGAACTTCCGGAACGTTATGATTATCCGAAACGCGGAGGATCAAATCAAAGTCAACAAGGGGAAAAGTGCTGAAAAGGTAGACGGAATTGCCGCGTCGGTGGATGCAATTTATGTTTGGCTGCAAGAAATTTCAACGCCTTCAACGGGGAGTTATCTATTTGAAGACGAATCTGAACTAATAACAATTTAAACAAATGCCAATCTTCAAACCTGCCCGACGCTTTTTCCGGGATTCCGCACTTGCACACCAACTTTTAGACGGCCTTTCAGGCGTTGAAATCGGCGGTAGTGCGCACAACTGCTTTGGCCTCGACACGATCAACGTAGACATTTATCCGGGCATGGATACTGTTTACAAAAAGGCTGAAATCGACCTTTGCGGCGAAGCCATGCCGGTTGATGTAGTTGCGCCCGGCGATGCGCTGCCCTTTCCTGACAAGTCCTTCGATTTTGTCATTTCTTCCCATGTCATTGAACACTTTTTCGATCCGATCAAAGCCTTGAAAGAATGGGCGCGGGTGGCGCGGAAGTACATTTACATCATCGTACCGCAGCCCGATGCAGAACCTTCCGACAGGGGCAAATTGATAACGCCGCTGGATACCCTTTTGGCGCGGCATAGTGGTGAAATCCCGGAAAAGAAAACCGACGAACATCACACACGGTGGACTTGCGAAACATTTATCCAGATGTGTGCGGCGCTTGGCTTTCATGTTTCGCACTGGCAAAACCCCGATGACAAAGTAGGCAACGGGTTTACCGTTGTGATTGACTTGCAGCCGCAAATTATCACCAACATTGAAACCAAGCCCAAACGCAAAAAATGAAAATAGCCGTCATTTCCGCCATTTTTGGCGACATGGAGAAAGAAAAGCCGTTCGCCGCGCAGTCTGTCGATTGCGACCGCTTTTGTTTTACGCCTTTCAATTCCCCGTTTCCTATCCCAAATTTGCCGCCGCGATTGCAGGCAAAGTATTTCAAATTGCAGCCGCACAAAGTTTTGCCAGATTACGATTTTTACATTTGGATCGACGGCAATATTGAGGTGACAAACCCGGACTTTGTTTGGCAAATGATCCAGAATATGCAAACTGTCGGCAGAAACATAAAGATTCAACGGCACCACGAACGCGAAACACTGGGTCAGGAAATTGATTTTATCTTGAACAGCGAAAACCCGTATCTACTTGCCCGGTATGGCAATCAGCCTCTACATGAAGAACTGAACTATTACAAGTCAGTTAAGACAGACGTAAAAAATGCGGCGCTTTATTCATGCAACATCTTTTGCATAAGGAACACAACGCAATCCGCACTTTCAATGGACAAGTGGTTTGATTTGGTTTTGCAATGGTCGTTTTTTGACCAATCAGCGTTTTCATTTTTGGCTGATATTGGAGCGTTTGCGCCGGTTGTAACCGACTTTGGCCCTATGCTAAACAACGACTACTTCATCCTTCACCCACACGACAATTGGAAACAATGAAAAGGCAATCCGGCAGAATCAAAGTTTTCGTCATCGACGACTCGCGCCTCGACGGCGTTGGTTGGTGGCGAAATTCTGAACCGTTTGCGGCGCTGGACAAAATGCACGGCGATACGCTGGACATTTGCTTTGTGTCTGAAAACGTGGACATACGGCACCTGAAAACCGCCGACGTCGTTGTTCGTTTCCGGCCAACAAGCCGCGAAAGCCTGGAATTTTTGAAAGTCTGCAAAGACTTCGGAATCAAACTAATCCTTGACATAGACGACGACCTTTGGAATATATCAATAGGTCATCCTATGTTCATGGAGAGCCTCGAATGGGGCGCACGCCTTCGCCAAATTTACGACCTGGCCGACGTTATTTGGACAAGCACCGAACAACTACGGTACAGTGTTGGCGATTTGGGCCGGGCCTTGGTAGTGCAAAACGCAATTTACCCGAATGATATGCCATTTGCGCCGATGGAATGGAAAGGGTTAGCCGCATGGCGGGGCAGCGCAACGCAGGTAGCCGACATTTGCAACGAAAGCGCAAAAGCGAAATATTTTGAAGTCCGGGAAAAGTACACATGGATTTTTGCCGGGTATGCGCCCGACCTGCTACACGCGCAAAACGTCCGCTTTCAGCGCGGTGTATCTCCGCTTGCCTACTTTCTGAATTTGAAGCAAGGGCTTGCAAACGTATTTTGGAAACCATTACAGGAAAATCTTTTCAACGACGCCAAAAGCAACATTGCAATGCTGGAGGCGGCTATGTCTGGCGGCGTATGTGTGACAAATTACGCGGGTAAACCGGGATGGGAATTTGCCCTATCTGAATTTCCAGACGAAAAAGAAACGAGAGAGCATTTTTACAATGTACGGCAGGCGATTGTAGAAAATTACAACCTTTTCGACGTGACCGAAAAAAGATTCAAAAGCATCGTTAACGCCGTAAATTCTTAATATGATCGACAAAGATTTTGAATTGCAATCAGAGCAGTCTTTGGTAATTCCACAAAACTACTTTGATCGGTACGCGGCACTTTACCGGGTGTTTGGTAATGCCTCAAAGGCATGGGAAACGCTGGAGCAGGAATTGCACAATCAGACAGGCGGCAACCGCTTTTCTTCCCTGCAATCATTTCAGGCGGCGCAAACGCGGTTTCATTCCGGAGAGCGGTCACGGTCGGTTCTCATTAAAATTGATTCTTAACCCCTGTTTAGGCGTTTTCGCGTATTTGGCCGCAATTTTGGGCAACGTACGCTAAATGTCTTTCCTGTCAACACTTCGCTCCTTTTTCATCGCCGATGACCGCCCGAAAATTTCGGACGTATCCCCCACGACTGAAAACAGGAACAGCAACCCTTTCGAGGTGGCAATGGCAACAGATGGGTGGTTAGGTATTGGGGATATTGGAATACAAAGCACATCCGGCGTTTTTGTCTCCCGCCGTCGGGCGCTCACCGTTCCCGCCATTTGGTCGGCAGTTGACACCATTTCAAAAACACTTGCCTCTTTGCCCTTTGGCATTTTCCGCGAAACCGAATACGGGAGCGAAAAGGCTAAAGGGCATCCGCTTTACAACATTATCCGGATCACACCGGCACCCGACCTTCAACTTTACAACGCCTACTCTTTCCGGTATGGCCTGTTTATGCAGGCTTGTTTTGGCGACGCCTTTGTAAAAATTCACCGTAACGGCATCGGCAGGCCGACCAACCTGGAACTACTCAACAGCGAAGACGTGACCGTATGGCAAAAGCCAACCGGGCAGCCGTACTACACCGTCACGCGCAATGTAGGCGGCGTTTCAAAATTTGAAACCCTGCTACCTTACGAAGTCCTGCACATCAAAGGGCTGACTATTGACGGCATTGTAGGCGAAAACGTTACGACAATTCACCGTGACAGCATCGGCACCAGCATAGCAGCCGAGCAATACGGCAACTTCTTTTTTGCCAACGGGGCCAACCCTTCCGGGGCGCTGGTTTTTCCGAATGAATTGAAAAAGGAGCAACGCGACGCAGCGGAAAAGAAAATTTCCGGCAAATTCGGCGGCGTTCGCAATGTGGGCAAAACGATGGTTTTGGATGCAGGGGCGAAGTACGAAAAGTTCAGCCTCAACCCGAAGGAAGCAAGCCTTAATGATACCCGCAATTTCCAAGTTAATCAGGCTTCGCGCATCTTTGGCGTGCCTGTACCGCTTCTTGCCCAAATGGACAAGGCGACGCTAAACAACATGGAAACTATGGGCATTCAATTTGTTACGCTTTGCCTTCGCCCCTGGGCAGTGCAAGTGGAGCAGGAGTTTGCCGTCAAGTTGCTCACCCAAACAGAACTTTACAGCGAAACATATTTTTTCCGGTTCAATTTCGCGGGCCTGCTTCGCGGCGATACTACGGCGCGGGCATCTTACTACAAGCAGGCGCTTGGCGGGCCTTCCACGGGCATTGGCTGGATGTCTGTAAACGAGGTTCGGGAACTGGAAAACCTCGACCGCGTAGACGATGGCGACGAAGTATTTACCGCTGAAAAAATGCAAGCCTCACAAAATCCGGCAATGGCCGAACCCGCCGACACTACGGAAGACCCGGAAGATATGACGGATACCGAAGACCCGGAAGAACCAACAAACGATACAGAAAATGGAACACCACAAGCAAGCAGAAAGCGGGCAAATTGAACGCCGGTACATAAGCGAAGGCGTAGAATATCGGGCAAAAAATGGCGATAAACCCGCTGAATTGTTCGGCTATGCGCTTCGCTTTGGGTCTGTTTATAAAATGTACGACCGAAACCTCGGAGAATTTTATGAACAGGTTGATTCAAGCGCATTGGATGGGGCAGACATGACCGACGTCCGTGTTTTGCAGGATCACATTTCAAACCTCATTTTGGGCCGTACCAAATCAGGCACGGCAGAGGTTGGAGTTGATAATGTCGGGCTTTGGTATCGAGCCATTTTGCCGAACAGCCCAAACGGCGAAAATGTAAGGGTTGCCGCCGAACGCGGCGACATTGACCAAAGTTCGTGGGGCTTTTCATTGCGCCAAAACGGCGGCGATAAATGGGAAATACGGGACGGGAAGAAATACCGAACCCTGATTCAGGTTGAAAAGGTGTTCGACGTTTCACCCGTTACGTTTCCGGCAAACCCGGACACGTCCGTAGCAAAACGCTCTTGCGAAATGTCCGGCATACTGGCTTCCGATACAGTCCGTAAAACAATGAGTCCAGAGGAACAAAAATGGATTATTTCTTACCTGATTGATAACAGCGCATGGGCCTTGACTCGTTCAAACGATATGATTTCGGCCCTGAATAACTGGATTGATCGGTATTCGCAAGAAATGGAAATGCCCGAAATGCAAAGCATTTTTTCGGCAATAGTGGAATCCTGTAAAACTGCAAAATCCTCTTTACTGTCGCTCGTTGACGAACACGCAAAAGCAATTCAGGCATTAAACGGAAATGAAAACCGGAACGCTTTTGCAGGTGAAGAACAATCCATACAACTTGAAATCGAAGCCGCTATTTTGGAGCGGGATTTTGAACTTTTAAAATAAAAATACAAAATGTCTAAACTACTCGAAATCCAGCAGGCGATTGAAAAAAATCAGGCGGCTTTGCGGGATATTCTGGCGAAACGCGGTGCCGACGGCAAATTCTCTCCCGATGTGCAGGAACAATTGCAACGGGCCAATGCCGAATACGCCAAACTCAAAGCCGACGGCGAAACCGAACGCATTGCCGAAAACCTGGAAAAAGAACTGCTCGCCTCGCAGGCGCAAACACTGGCACGGGCGGCCAATACCAGCACAACAGGCGCTCCTGAATTCAAGCAATCGGGCCTCACCTACGATCAAGCCTTTGGCAAATGGCTGGTTCAAAACCCGGCAAACCCGACCCTGACCGAAGAGGAGCAGCGTATGTTGCAAACCCGTCGGCAGGAAATTCGCGGCACCAATCCCCAGACGTCTGATGTTGTTGGGCAGGGCGGCTACCTTGTTCCCGAATCGTTTTCCAATCGCCTGTACGAAGTTATGAAATGGTACGGCGGGATGCTGGAAGCCTGTCAGGTGCAAAACGACCCGATTGGCGGCGTTCTTCGCTGGCCTACGGGCGACGACACGGCCAATACCGGCACCACGAACACCCCGCAAGGATCAACCGTACCCACACAGGATATGTCTTTCGGGCGCGTCCTGTTCGGTGACTGGACATTGACCTCCGGCATTGTCCGTCTGACGCAGGAATTCCTGCAAGACGAGCGCGTTGGCTTCACGTCCGGCATTCTTGCCCGCCGTTTGGGTGAGCGCATCGGACGCCGCGTGAACACCAAACTGACGAACGGAACCGGCACAAGTGAGCCATACGGATTGACCACGACGGCAACGACGGCGGGGGTTACGTCGGCAGGCGCTACGGCAATCACCAAAGCCGAACTTGTCCGCCACCTCCACAGCGTGGACAAAGCCTACCGGGCCTCCCCGTCTTGCGCCTGGATGATGAACGACAGTATCCTCGGCTACCTGCGAACGCTGGACATGACTACCGACACCACGCACATTTTTGTGCCGGGCAACATCATTACCGGCGTGCCTGATACCCTGTTGGGTCACCGCGTACACATCAACAACGACCTGACCGGGGCGACAAACGGCCTGCCTGTTTCTGCTACCAAGCACATCTACTTTGGCGACTTTTCGGCGTACCTGATTCGCATGATCCGCGACGTGACTATCAGCCGAAACGATCAACTGTACTGGGCTGAACTGGAAGTGGGTTTCATGGGCTTTATGCGCTTGGACGGCAACCTGCTTGACGTGAAAGCAATCAAATACCTGCTCCAAGCATGATCGTAAAGGCGACGGCAACGAAGGGCGAGTACCAAAAAGGCGTTGAATACGACCTGCCAAATGATATTGCGCAGGCGCTCATCATACAAGGTACGATGTCTTTCGTTGCCATTTCCCCGGCGCAAAACCGGCAAAAAGCGGTACAACCAGAATACGAACAAAGATGCAATATTACCCACAGCAACAGCGAAATACTTACAAAGTAACGACGGCCCCCGCTTCGGAGCCGATCACGCTTGCTGATGCAAAGACGTATCTGAATGTATCCACATCGCTGCACAATGCGCTGATAACAAGTATTATTTCGTCTGCGCGGGTGTATTACGAGTTTTTCACCGAAACGGCGGTTATCTCGCAGACAGTAACGGAAGTTTGGGAATACACACCGGCAGAGTTTGAATTGACCGTTTCGCCGGTTGTTTCGGCGGTCGTGTCGTACAAAGACGAAAACGGAAGTTACCAAACATGGGACGCATCAAACTACACGCTTGCCACAAATGCGACACTTGCCCGAATTGTAAAGAATCCGTCGGGCGTGTTCCCTTCGACAGGCGACTTCCCGGAACGCTGGAAAGTAGTTTATGTGGCGGGCTATGCCAATGCCGACGCAGTACCGCAGGACATTATCAGCGCTATAAAGTTGTGGATTGCCTTCCTGTATGAAAACCGGGAGGACATACCCATAAACGACACGAACAACTACAAAATACGCTCATTTGCGGTAATCGCTCACAGGCGTAGAATCCACCTGATATAATTGGAAAATCTGTCGAAAATATTGCCCTCTGTCGGGGCGATGGACGAAGAAATTACTATTCAGTCCTTCACCGCAACCCGCGACGCAAGCGGGCAGCAGGTTTTGACATTTTCCGACTACGTTACGACCCTGGCGCGGGTGCAATGGCCGGAGGCGGGGCTAAAAGAAACATACAGCGCAGACCAACAAACAGCGTTTCGCAAGGTGGTTTTTTGGGTGAGGTACGATCCGGACATAAATGAAAAAATGCGCATTTTGTATCGGCAGATTGAAATTGCAGACATACTGGGAAAGCGAACAGAGGGGCGGGACAGGTTTCTTGCAATCACCTGCCAACTGCGCGAAGAAACAATAGATTACCTGACTGACGATAGCGGAAACGCATTGACCGATGATTCAGGGAACATTTTAACACCGTAAAAATGGCCGCTAAAACACTTGCGACATACATAGGGGAATTGACAGAAGTTACCGGGCTTGGCGCGGGCGACAAAATCCCCGTGCTCGAAAGCGCGGCGTTGAAATATGTTGATGGTGCTGATATTGGTGGCGGCGGCGGAATTACCGCCCTGACCGGCGATGTAACGGCATCGGGCACGGGAAGCGTACCGGCAACAATCGCAAACGGAGCGGTAACAAACGCGAAGGTCGCGGCGGGCATTGACGCGGTTAAACTCGCAGATGGCAGCATTACCAATACCGAATTTCAATATCTGAACGGCGTCACGAGCGCAATTCAAACTCAATTGGATGCGAAGGTCGATGAAAATGTAGCCATTGTCGCCGCAACAAAAACCAAAATCACCTACGACACAAAAGGGCTGATAACTGCCGGGGCCGACGCCACGACAGCGGACATAGCAGCAAGCACAGACAAGAATTACGTCACCGATGCGCAGTTAACTGTAATCAGCAATACCTCCGGAACAAATACTGGCGACCAAGACCTGAGCGGCTTGCAACCGATTGACAGCGACCTTACTACAATATCGGGCCTTACCCCTTCCAATGACGATTTTTTGCAACGCAAGGCGGGCGCATGGGCAAATCGAACCATTGCACAAGTCCAGAGCGATTTGGGCATTTCCGGCACCAACACCGGCGACGTTACTCTTGCGGGAACGCCGGATTACATTACAATCTCCGGTCAAGTAATCACACGGGCGGCGGTCAATCTTTCGGGCAGCCACGTCACCGGTAATCTACCCGTTACCAACCTCAATTCCGGCACATCGGCATCGGCTTCGACCTATTGGCGCGGTGACGGCACATGGGCGGCAATTTCTGCCACAGGCGACATATCCAAGGGCGGCAATACGACCGGGGCGGCAATTACCATCGGCACAAACGACGACTTTGCCTTAAACCTCGAAACAAGCGGCGTTACCCGCATGGCGATAACGGGCGGCACGGGCGTAGGCGGGCAGGTGACGATTACAAACGTAACGGCGAACACGAACACGGTTTCCGATGCGCTGACTATTCAGACCAATTCTACCGGCACGGCGGCGGCATCGTTCGGCGGCGGCATCTTGTTTCAGGGGGAAAGTAGCACGACGGACAATCAGGACATGGTTAGGCTGTCAGCCATTTGGACAACGGCGACACACGCAAGCCGGGCAAGTGCTTTGGTTTATAGCGATGTGTTTAGTGGGGCCGCAATAACGGAAAGATTCAGGTTTACGCCTACGGCAATGACAATTGCTGCTGGATATACGATTGGAAACAGCGCGCAGGCGCTAACTCTTGGCGGCAGTAGTGGATCGGTTTCGATTTCGACTTCTGGTTCTGTTAGTATTAGCACTTCATCTTCTTCGCAAAACATTGCAATACATGCATCCTCTAATTCAGGATCATCTACAACGGGAGTTATAATAGGAAACGCGGCGTCGTTTACGCAGTCCTCTGGAACGCGAAACTATATAACAGCAAACTGGTCTTTTGCCCCAATATCCGGCACAGCAGAACACAACCAATTTTCGTTTACCGGCACCTTCAACCAAACCGGCGGCGCAAACGGCACAACGCGCGGCATCTACCTAAACCAAACGCTCACCGCCGTAGCGGACTTCCGGGGGATTGAAATAGCGTATTCAAGCGCAACGGCAAAGGGCATATACCAAACCGGCAGCAGCACAACGAACAATTTTGTCGGGGCAACGCATTTCGGCAGCACATCGGCACCGAACAAAGCCGCGATCCTCGAAATAACATCGACAACCAAAGGGCTATTACTGCCCCGCATGGATAGCACAGCCCGCGACGCGATAGCCTCGCCGGTAGCGGGGCTTTTGATCTACAACACGACAACAAACAAACTGAACGTCTATACAACCGCTTGGGAGGCGGTTACAAGCCTGTAAAATGACAAAAGAACACATTAACACTTTTTTAGTAATTGCAGAACGAGCAAGGCAAGCGGGCTTGATCCAGTTTGAGGAAATGCCCGCCGTGCTACAAGCAATAGCATCGGCAAAAGAAGTGCAAAAACAGCCTGAACAGGCGCAACAAAAAGACAATGAGCAAGACATACAAAATAAAGCTGGGGGACGGCAAACTAAAGATTGACCTTCCGGCAGACAAATACCTGATTGTTCAGGATGACAACAATGGTGTTATCACCGTCACCTGCACCCCATCCGATCAGGACAATGTGAAAAAGGAGTTTCAAAGTCAGTTGGAGGGCGTGAACGGCGAAATCCGCGTTTACCCATGAGCATAAAACTTACTATTGACGCAGCAGACTGGCAAAAGAAAGTCAACGAAGCCGTGAAAACGCTGGAAAAGTTGACCTACAATTTTGAACGCGAACAGCGCAAAATATTGGAGTATGCCGCTGTACCGATGGTTGATGCAATGAAACGCGGCGCACCTATCGGCACAAAAATACACTACCGATACCCCAAAAGCCGGGGCGGTCGGGTAGCACGGGGCGAAGGGCAAAAGATTGCAACCTACAAGCCGGGCAACCTGCGAAATTCTTTTCGAGTGTTGGATTTGAAACGGACACGCGACGTAATAGTCGGGGCCAAACTTTCCAAAAGCAATGCACGGGGCGTTTTTGGCCTTACAAGATCGGATGCGTACTACCTGCACTATGTGGAGTACGGCACCCGCAACATGGCGGCAAAACCTTTCGTCCGTCCTGCAATCGTGTCTGCAAGTCCGCAAGTAATACGGCGCGTAAAATTGGGCTGCGATTTGTTTACGGCCAAATTCGCCCGCCAAAACGCATACAAAGGATGAATATTAGCGGAATAATATACACCCTGCTTGCGGGCGATACTACGGTAACGGGCCTTGTCGGCACCGACAGCGGCGGCGGGTATAAAATTTATCCGTTGACCATACCGCAACAGGCGGCTTTGCCCGCTGTACGAATTATTGAGGTTGCAGTAGAGCCGTCCGACACGAAAACGCAGGCGTCCGGCATGGATGCGGTACGGGTACAAATAGACTGCTATTCAAAGTCCATGCTGGTTTGTCAGCAGTTGGAAGAAGCAGTAAGGCAGGCCATTGACCGTTACCGGGGCGAGGTGACGGTGGCGGGGACGGGCGGCGCAACATACTTTGTCGATGGTATCCGGTTTGAAAACCGCAACCAGACGATGGAGAATGAAAAAGACATTTTCCGGGCGTCTACCGACTATCAAGTCAGGGTTAAACGCTCGTTTAATAACTTCATTTTGGACGATGCTACCGGGCAGGTAATAACCACGGCGGCGGGCATTCCGATCACAACCGACTAAAAAAATGGCAGTAACACTTTCGGCAGCACTAAACGCACTTGCAAGCACGTCGGCACCTGACAAGGTTATTGTGCTGGAAGGCAGCACGGCAAAGCAGACAGACCCGGCGAATGTAAGCGGCTATTTGAAATACGTTGCCATTCTTACGCAGTCTGGAACAGCCGCACCCACAGCAACCGTTTTGGAAAATACTTTGGGGGGTACGGTGGTGTGGACACGGGAGGGTGTGGGGTTTTATGTCGGAACGCTTGTCGGCGCGTTTGTTGTTGACAAAACGGCGCTTTACATTACAAGTTCTCGCGCCCTTACTGCTGGGTTTTTCATAACAAGAGGCAGCGCTGATACAATTGAAATACAAAGCGGTGATTATGACGGAACAAGCCAAGATAGTTATTTAGATGCAACTACGGTCGAAATCCGCGTTTACCCCTAACCATAACTTTCAACAAACAAAAAATAACATACAATGGCAACAACCGGAGTAGTCAATACCACACTTTTTACCTTCCGGGCGGGCGTGTCCGGCGGTACGGTCGTAAGCAATCAAAACGACTTTTCTATCTCGTTTACGCACGAACCACGCGACACCACGACCAAAGACAGCGGCGGCTACCGCACACTTTTGGAGGGCTTGCGCTCTTACGAAGTCAGCGTTTCGGGCCTGCTTGCCTTCAACGACAGCCTTAGCGTGTTCACCTCGACAACCGGCCTGAATGCCGTTTTGAAGGCGCGAACGATGCAGACATGGATTGCCGGAACGGGGGTGAATGGCGACCCGAAACTTTCCGGCGAAGGGTACTTTACCTCTTTGGAGGTCGGTTCGCCTGACCAAGAAAATAACTGCACATGGTCTTGCACGCTGCAAGGAAACGGCCAATGGTACGAGGGTACGTTCTAACCAAAACGATATGCTGCAAAACATCAAATTGGGCGGGGCTGAACGGCCGCTACTGTTCGGCCAAACCGTTTACAAGATTTACAAGCGGGAAACGGGAGGCAACTTCGCCGACCTGCTCAAAGGCATGGAAGAAGGCGACACGTCGGCGCTTCCTGACCTTGTTTATTGGGCGCTTCGCACTGGAGAACTGGCATTAAAAATGCCGCCGGGCGATTACGACGAAATTCAAGTCAGCCTTTGGCTGGATGCGGACAAAGCCGCTTTTGAGCGTTGCATGGAGGCGTTTTTCGATAGCATCCTTGTAACAAAGGATGTTATGGAATCGCAGGCCAAACGCATCACCGGCGGCAATGGCGAGCCGGAAACGACGGAAAAAAAAATGAGTTTGGCGAAGGCCGCTACTGGGACATAGCAATGCAAATGGCCGGGCGGATGGGTTGGAGCGAAGAACAGTGTTGATCGTTTCGCCCTGCAAAGCGCCCTGATAGGACGGGGAAATGTCGATCAACTTTTTCATTGCGGTTAGCCGCTCTTCCTTGCTCCTCTTTTCGTCCTTCGCTACCGCTGCCAGTGCGTTTATATTTGCGATTTCGGCACTTACGCTGTCCATCGCGCTTTTTTGCGTTTGCTGCAATTGCCGTTGCGCCTGTGCCGCTGCGCTCATATCCTTCGACGTTGCCAGCCATGCGGCCCCCAATGCCAGTACAATTGCAATGGCGGCTCCGATATAGGACGCCTTCATTACAATATCCAACTTTTTCCACCAGCCAATAAGGCCAGGAATACCGCTTTCGGTTAAGGAGAGCGGCTAACCGCAATGAAAAAGTTGATCGACATTTCCCCGTCCTATCAGGGCGCTTTGCAGGGCGAAACGATCAACACTACAAAACTGGACAAGGCTACCGCCGGGCTTGTTGCATCGCTCATAAGTGCTGGATCCGTCGCCTACCGCTGATCCCGCCGCGTAGGTGGTCACGTCGTTGTCAAAATATGCCCCTGCTATCAGGTTTTGAAGCCCGTTTGTCTGCTGCGTTACCCGCGCCGA